CTTGAATAGCTTTACGTTCACCGGCTGCAAGATCTTCTACGTTCGTATTTTTAAGCATCTGCCTAAGGCCGTAGAAGAAACCCGCCTCACCTCCTTGGACTCCCAGATCAACGGACCTCAGTTGGGCTTCAAGCTTATGGCCTAGGTTCTTAGCAACAGGGTTTGACGATTCCTGTAAGTCGGTCGTCAGCTGTTCCATCCGGTCAGCAAGCTTCGACGTATCGTATGAAACCGGTTCTTGCATTCCGGAGATCAGCGAATCAAACGTCTCTTGCGCAGACCTGTATGTTGCATAGGCATCTTGCGTTGCCTTGAAGATATCGCCGCCAGCTTGTTCAACGGCGTCCGTAACCGTTTGCTTGACGCCGTCAGCTGCATTCTTCAGTTCGCTCTTCAGATCGGACCGCAAACCACCAAGAAGATCTTTAGCTTCCTTGATGGCCTGCCGATTCTCTTCCACGACTTTCTTAATCGCGGACGGTCCTTGTTCCTGATATAGGCGCATGAAGGCTGGGTCATTGGCGAGCTCCGGGGCCATCTTGGCGAGGTCTTCTTGGCCGGATTTAGTAAGGGCCGCTACAATCCCTTTGGTAGCAACCTTTGTAGCCAACTTGTCGACGACGGTCTTACCTTGCCCAACGGCCTTTTCTACGAGGGTGTCGAAATAGGGTCTGGCCACCTCCGCAGAGCCGAAAATACCACCTGTAGCACCGCCGAAAAGAGCACCTGCTCCGACATGACTTATAAGGTTGTCTAAAACATCATCAGGATGTCCTAGAGCTTGTTCGGAAATGCCAGATCCGAGGCCGTATGTAGCCCCCTCGGCAGCGAACTGTGCAGCAGGCTTGGCGATCGTTGCAGCAGCGCCACCAAGCAGGCCCGCTCCTTCAGCAGCTTCTACACCCCCAGCTGCTAGGGCTCCTGCACCTTTTGCGGCCACCGTTCCTAGAGCACCGGGTAGGAGTGTACCAACAGCCTCGCCGCCGAATGATGCGACGGGGTTCCGTTGTTCTACTTGTTGGGTAACGTCCCCTAGGCCTGCCTTATCCAGAGCAACATCCGACAGACCAAGTGTGCCCATGCGAGCGACACCGGCCAAGGCAGCTGTCAAAGGTTGGTCGCCGAAGTTCTCTTGCTGGATACGTTCTTGTTGGCGCTGCTCAAAGGCTTGTTGGGCGTGCGGTGTGAGCCACTGCATCCCATTTTTAGCAAACTCGTCATACGCATGGTCAGAGTCAACGGTACCGACTTCACCGTTCGGTGCCACAACGGGAATTTTTATCCCCGAAGCAAACGTCATCTTTCCCGACAGAACCGCTTGCTGGACTTTGTCGGCGGGTACGTCTATCCATTTCCCGGCGTCGTGGTCGAACATCCGAGCGGAAAAGGCATCAGGATTAACCTGAGGCTGCTGTGTAGGCTGATCGGCCATTTGTCACTTATTGGATTGGAAGGTCGTATCGGAGGGGTTCAAACGGTTATAGATCAAAGTCGTGGGTGTAAAATCGTGCTGATAGGGGAAATGTTTTAAGGTGCCGTTATATTCTTCTGCATTCTTACGCCACAGGAAGTTCAACTTTTCTCTAAATACTTCGGGCTTGTCACGGATATCAGGTATCAACTTAATAAGCTGTTGAACTTCAGGCTCTGTAATACGAGCACCGAACATCTGATGCGCTTTTTGCATCATTTCATTTTGCACAGCCTGTTGCAGTTTAGCAGAGTCGGCGCCTGCAAGACCGGGATGATCATTCAAAAACTTCTGTAAACGGCCTTGCAAAGGTCCAGTCAAGCTCTTAGCAGTTGCCAACTCATACATGTCATTAATTTCTTTGAAGTTTCTATCATCATTTTCCATACTAATAAGTTTTTGTTGAATCTCTGGTACCAGTTTCTGCTGCGGCAAGAGCTTGGAGATAGGCGTCTGTACAGTCTGCGACCGGGTGGTGCTTTCTTTCTTGGTAGCGTCCATCATTAGCTTGTCAGCTTCTGCTCGGAGCCTAAGAGCCTGTTCTTGACCATTCTGTTTTGCGAGAGATGAGTTGGTGCGGGCCGATAAAGCCTCAATCTGATCGGCAACCTGTGACAAAGCCATTCCCTTGGCCACAGACTTAGCCTGATATTCGTCCATGCCCAATTGTTGAGCATTCTTGTAAAAGACACCCAGCATATTGATTGCTTGGCCCTTCTTTTCTAGATTCACCTGTTGGGCTTTAAGGTCACGGTCGATAGAGTCAGTAATAACTTTAAGGCCGGGGTTTTCCTTACCATGGGTCATCGCCTGCCCAAGAGCACCGAACATGATTGCAATACCCGCGGCGATATTTTGGCCAGTCTTGCCATCTTCAAAGATCGGCTTCGGCTTCACACCGGCATTGACATAGTCTTGGATCAGACCCGGCATCGTCTGCATGAATGATTCGCGGATTTTAGCGATATTCTGAACTTGCTGTTGAGCGTCTGTCTGCTGGTCTTGGTGAACCTTGGTTTTCTGGTCTATCAACTTAGCTTGCTGGTCCGCCGCAGCCGCATTGATATTGCCCTTATCGATTTCGGCTTGACCTACTTGATTATAGTCGCCCTGTAGAGCAGCCATGCGAGTAGGATCATAAACAGCACCTTTGGTTTCCGTGGTCGTCTGTGTAATAGGCACAGTCATTGGCAAGGTGGGTTGCTGCTGCATCTGGGGCATAGCGGCGGGTGTAGGATCCGGTGTCGGTGCAGCTGACGCAGGCGGGCCCACAAATTGTGGCTGCATAGTACCGGTGGATCCAGTCCAATCTTGGGCTAGTTGAACGGGTGCTTGAGGAGGTGGCGGTGCAGCAAATCCGGGTGCCGGTGCAGCTTGATCTTGAGGCTGTGCCCCCAGAGATTTCGCCTGCTCATAGATACCACCAGGGGCCATCATATCCGGCGTTTTAGCAACCTGCTGCGGGCCTGCACCAGAATCAATCGTAAACGTATTGTCGTCTTCACCGATGAACTTGATGGGCATTACGAGGCCTTTCCTTCAAGCTCTTTTAGGCGGCGGTGCAGCATAGCCTGAGCGGACAAGACTGTCCCGACGATGCGTCCATAACTGACCATCTTACCTTCAGGAGTGTCTGTAACCATATGCTTACCAAGCTCGGTCTTTTCGAGTTCTTGGGCCATCGGTGAAACGTATGTACCGGCACCAAATTTAGGGTCTTTGTATTCGTATGATTTTGAACCGATCGCTGACAAAAATTTGTCGAGCTTATCATCCCCATCTTTAATGTTCTTCTTGATGCGCTCATCTGATCCGAATGCGCCGAGAGCCGCCAAGCCAGTTAGTTTTGACGCATCACCACCATTTGACTTAGTCGCGTACCCACCAGCCATTTCACTCGCGCCGCCCAGAAGACCGCCAATAATAGCCACATTCTGAGCCTGGTTTGCTGCAGCGATGTTGGAGTTATATACTTGAGAGTTCATACCCATTTGGGCAACCGTATTAGCAGCTGCCTGATTTGCTTGCTGTGCCGTCATGCCCATTTGAGCATATTGAGCGATCAAATTGTTGTAGACCGCTTGCTGCTGAGCATTGAACTGTTGTCCTTGCTGTTGGGCCGCAAACAACTGGGAAGCGTTGTTGGCGTTGATCCCGGCCTGTGCAAGGTTAGTTTGCAAGTCGCCTTGATAGCCGGCGAGGTTTGAAGCTTGCTGGTTAGCGGCATTCGTCGTCGCAAGGCCGATGTCCTGCCCGCGCTGCTGCAGACCTAACGATTGCGCTTGACCGGAAACCTGACCCAAAAGACCTTGCGCCTGTAGCTGCTCTTGAAGGCGGGCCATCGCCGCTTGTTGGTTCGTTTGAGCGTTGATCTGCGTAAGGTTGTTAGCGGCAGTGCGTTGTGCAAGAGCAGACGGCTGACCACGCTGAGAGGCTAACTGAGCCATCGTAGCAGCAAGGTTCGCTTGTTGGCCTTGTTGCAATTGTGCTTGAGCAACTGAAGGCCCCTGCCCTTGCGCTTGTTGGGCCAACTGGGACATCAGCTGATTTTGAGCCTGTACAGCCTGGGGGGAATATTGCTGAGCGGTATTGAAATTTACCGTAGCAGCTTGTGGTCCTTGGGTATGCGCAATCGTCGTTCCCTGAGGACCCTGTACAGGTACTGGTGCCTGTGGGAGCGTCTGCCGCGGATCCATTGTAGGCGCTTGAACCTGGGGTGCCTGATCCGGGGCTGAAATGTGCGTCTTATTCTTAAAGGCCGTTGTGGGGTCTAGGTCGGCTAGACCTTTAGACACCTGGCCGATTGAACCATCCCATGCCATTATTAACCACCCGTCGATTTTTTATAAGAACCGCGATACAAGCCCGTCTTCTGTCCGACCTCAAATTCTAATGATACGAGGTCAAAACACCCACCACCTGATGTCGTTATGGTGTCCAAATCTTCTACCAGGAGTTTAATAGATTGGCATTTCTGACGGCGGGGTTTAGAACGGACTTGGAAGACGTTTGAATCCGTTGAACCGAAGACTTCACCTGACCCGAACGTTTCGTCTGAACCGAATGTAGAAGTTCCTAGGCCGGTCTGCGTATTGAAGTACGCTACTTGACTATATACTGGCTCATAATCGTAAGCAACCGATATTCTTGCTATACAGTGCGTCAAAAAGTCACCTAAAAGCGACCACTTATAAATGCGCTGAAATCCTTGGTAACGGCCTAAATTGAACCAGTTGAACTCGATACGGCGCGAATATGTTTGACCATTATCGTGGTATTGCCCAACGACCTCCTGGTTCACAGTGCCATCAGACTTTAAGTGTACGTATTTATTGAGGAAAGTTGTCGCATCCGCTGCGGTGTAATTCGAGAAAGTAGACCACTGATTATATGTATAGTTATAAACCAGACATACACCGGTAGACGTGGTGAACCGCACCTCATCGTCGGTCTCATTCAACACAGCAGACGTAATTGTTAAGTCTTTGTACGCATCCATCGGCATACCGATAGGAACAGTATTTAATGACCTGTCCAAAAGATATATAATACCTTTTTGAGACTGAAACATAACGCCTTGAGGAACAATTATAATAGACCTAGGGTTATTACAGCCGACATCTGTTGAAATGAATTGCGGATCGCCGTAGTCGTCTTGAGCGCCCGTCGCTAGAGGACCGTCGCCAACCTGGTAAGCGATAGCCGTATCTTTGAAGATGACCAGCTTATCGTCTAGGGAAGAGCCACATCGCACCGGCCCGCCTCGTGGATCCACACGCCGCGTAAAGCCGTCCGAGAAGCCTACACCCTCACCAAATATGTGCTGCTTAGAATAAGAAACAGCATACTGATCTTCTAGGCCGAACTGGAAGAGGCGACCTTTGTGTTTGTGTAAGGCCGTACATGCCAAAGCAGGCGTGTTGTCTAACTCGCCACCGACCGTATACAGGATCTCTTGCGTTTGCAGATCGCCGTCGGATTGTGTCAACGTAACCGTAACGGAATCCGTCGTGGGATCGTTGGCAATGTCATTATCGCGATACAGGACAGTAGTCTGCCCAGCCAAAGACCGATAGACAACTACCCTAGCATTGGCGCGCGTACCTGTTTTAGACGTCAAACGAAGGGTCGGAACAACCACATCAATAGTCTTGGAAGCGGTAGCCGACGTTAACAGATATTCCACAGACCCCGCAGAACGATGAATTTGGCCTTGACCGTCGACCCACTCATACAAAGCTACGATTAGATAATCACCGCCGGTTACAGAGCCTGCTGTAAGTGCGGACGACGCAGAAATATCTTCTGGATAAAGGTGGAATCCATGCTCTACGGGGGACACGCCATCATAGATCTGTACGACGCCACCGGCAATATGTAGGTTCTCGCCCAGGGTATCTGTATTGTATGTCGACGAGCCGAATGTAAGGGTTTGCTTGTTGATACCTACAAACGATGATTGAATAGCAGACGTTTCTGTAAGAAGCTTATTTTTTACACAAACAGGAAAAACAAAATCACCGTCCTGGTCTTCTGAAACCCTCGGTAAGCCGCTTTTTAAAGATCCACCGGTATTGCGTGTTAGACCTGAAGCAAATGACGGCTGCATCTTTGTGACGATGAACCCATCTTGCTTGATCGTAAAATAAGTGGACTGTAGTGTAGATTCATGAACGACGGTAACGTAAGTATTCTCATCGGCAATAAAAGCTTTACCAGCTAAGCCAACGGATCTGGCAAAAACAGCGGGCGTACCCATAGTAAACGTGCCAACTGAATAAGTTACCGTGTTTTTTCTAACGTGGTAGTCTTTCGCAGCTGCGGCTGTTTTCTCATAAAATACTGTTAGAGTACTATCGCTTTGTAGGACCGCTGTGACATTCGTTATGTCTGTTACAGCCTCCACCGTACCTGTAGTTACACTGTTAAGGTCCGATGTATAAGCGTCACAGACAAGTTCGTCTGCATGCACACCGGCCGTGTCATGGTAAACCAGATAAATGAGCTGATTATCTACATCAGGTACGATAGTTACACAGTCAGAACCCTGATACGAAGTGGTAACAGACGAGGGGTATCCGTTTACACCGGGGGAGCCGGCGATACCAGCAGCGGTAACATAACCGACCTGCATAGCTGTCGACACATTTACAACGTAAACCCCTACCCTATCATAGACAGCAAGGTCCCATGGCTCGTCTTCCATTGACGTTTCGAGGATCGTTGCAGACGTTAAGGTTGTAGGGTCGGTAATAGAGATCCGCTTGCACTTCAGGTCGCCGGCTTCGTAATATCCGATGATAAATGTATCTGAGACGCCAATTACCTTAGGTCGTGACCCGCTAGATGAGACGACCTGATCCGCCATAATCGGGGCATCAGTGGAGTCGTCCGTCACAGTGCAGCGAACCCCTCCGCGAGAGTCTTCCCACACAGATACGGTAATACCCTTGTAGGAAACCATATCCGGCATGGCTTGCTTTTCACTGGTGCGAATCACCGGTGTAGACGCTACAGTCGCCGTGATTACCTGTCCACGTTGAGACCATGCGTTACGTGCGGTCGAGTAAGAATAGATGTTTGAGTCACTGACAAGAAGAAGATCGTTTCTGAAGGTGGCTAGACGTTGGCCAGACGTGATGGACGACGACCCAAAGATATCCTTACCATAGGCAGAAAAGCCATACCGCTTGGCTAGCTGTCCTGTTTTACGTCTGACAACGTTTTGCAGGTCAGGAAAAAAACCGTTCTGAACAAGCTTCTCAGCCGTACGTGTATCCGCACCGCCGGAAAACAAAACGGGTATGACTGTTTTATTTAACGACATTTACAGGCACCGATGTTCCTGATTCCTGTTCCATTTTAGATTTAACCGCATCCACCCAATCTTTACCTAGTTTAACTGCGCATTTAGACCATTGCGGAATCTCTTCCACAGAACCGTCCTCAAAATACAGAACAAACTTATCCATCGACGGTTCGTAACGATGCCCTGTAACTTCAACCGTTTTCCACACAAACCAACGGCGAAACTTAATCTTGTAGCGCATTATTTAATCCGCATTAGATAGACAGCAGTAATATAGGCTGGACGGATATCGAACGTAGATGACAAAGTACTGGAATCTGTACCTGGAGAAGCAGTACCCGATGTAGCCGAGGATCCTGAACCCGACGCAGAGCTAATAACACCGGCCGTATACCAGTTAAAGCCCGTACCGAACTCTCCACCGTCCATCCAGCCTGCGCCAGTGCCAATAGAACCGGTACCCGTATGGTCAACCATGAGGTTGTGAGACGTAGTGATCGCTGTGATAGACGCGTCCGGGTTATCCAACGAATAGAAGGCCGCATTCGTACCAGTTACGCCCTTTCCGAACTGGTGGACGTGAGCAATGTTGTGCGAGTGGCTATCCACCGTATGGGTGTGAGTTAGATTCTTTGTATTCGCGCCGCCTGTCGATCCAGCCGTCGTATTCCCCATCAAGAAAACGGAGTTGTTGATGTTAGGAATTGTCTGGCCATTCATAGGAGAGGCGGCATCTGAAATAGTCTGGCCGTTACATTTCACCCAACCGTAGGTATCTGCAGTGGTTGTAGCCGTTGTAGTGTATGTACCGGTAATATTAGGAAAAGTTGCAACGATTCCCCCAACAGGGGTAAATCCTCGACCTTGATTGTTCCCGGTAGCTGTAAGATCACCTGTAATAGATACAGCACCGTTCATAGTTACAGCCGTGGTCGACGTAGTATCCTTTACGACCCCCGTCGTACTGAAAATCAACAGCGCATCAGAAGCCGGTACTTCAGACGGTAGAGTCAATGAATATGATGACCCGTCTTCTAGACCGACAGGGGCCTTGATAGTGATAGCTTTTGTATACGCTGTGGAGCCATTGTAAGGGTAAAGAAGAATATCTCCATTAGCCTGACGAGCAAACTTTCCAGAATCATAGGTCAACGTAAAAAGTTTTGATGCATCTGTGTATGTAGAAGCAGCAGGAGAAGAAAGACCCGTAATAGTTCCTGACGCACCTGCGACAGAACCCGAAGAGGTAATTATGACCTCGTTACCTGCTGCGTCCCGATAAGCAAGCTCACCATTCTTAGAATAGACTATCCTAATATCAAAGGCGCCTGAGGGAGTAGCCGACTGAGAATCTAGACGTACACCACGAACAGCATTTAGATTGTTTGATCCGAGGGGTAGATCTGCATTGATATTTAAACCGGCAACGGGGACCTTAACACCGCGGTTAGCAGAGTGGTCATGTAGATCGATATCCTGGAACGCACTATCAATCTTTTGAGCATATGTTGGTCCGGGCGTTACCTGTACATCAGGTAGGTCCAAGCCCATATTTGGCGTGGTCGACATTTAAAAGATCCATATATCTACGGTACAATCCGCAGATGCTTGAAGGCTGATGGTTTTATTAGACCAGTCAGTGCGATAAACTACAGCAGAAGATGTATGATCAATAGGAAACCAACCCAACGGTTGCCGGTTAAGTTGGTGCTCAATTTTAGTGGATTCTGCCGATTTCACTTGTCGGTCTTTAAGAATCGTACCGTTCAAAAGAGCTAGACGGCTGAGAGGATTTAAAACTTGTTCGACCGCATTTTGTAACGACATTACATCTTTATTAGCAGTCTGAATCTTACGAAAAAACTTAATTGTCGTTCTCCGTTAAACGAACGGGCCGCCGAAGATAGCGTTGGACAACATTTCCGTAGAGATGAAATGTATTTGCCCACCGTAGAGGCGATATTTCAGGCTGGAATAGAGGTAATTAACTGACGGGCGAGAAACGTCTGTTACTGTTCCAGGCATCCCTATGTCACGATCCAAGGAACCGCGAATACGCTGCAAAGTTTTCTGGTATTTGCGTTCTAGGCGGTCTGTGTTGGTCTCTTCTGCATCCGCCATGTCGATCGCTAGGGCAAGACTCAGAAGGCGATCCCAGCCTGCAACACCATCCACGGTTTGCGACAAGCTTGTGAAAATAGCGGGGGCTGGTACATATTTCAGGTAAACGGTAGCAGACGGTAAGTTCCGGGCTTGCGTAAAGGCAATATTGCGTTCGCCTTCGTTGTACGGGAACAGCGTAATCCGCTCACCTGCTGTAGACGTTTCCAGGTCAACGCCGATGATCTTGTAGAAATCGTCCGGAAGATCGTAATCCGCAGCCTGATTAGAAATAACTATCGGAGCTTCGGACGCGTAATAGTTTTCGTCAATGTCCACCAGCTCGTCATACATTTCTCCATACACCTCATTAAAGAGTTGCAGGGCTTCTGTGTCGTTGATGAACTGGGACTGCCGTTGGTCTGCATGTAGGCGTGCACGTTGAACAATATCTGCAATGGTGACCAAACGAGCCACAACACACCCAAAGAAAGAAGGAAGGCGGCGGCCTAAGAGAAGGCCGCGCGCCCATTAACACATCTGAATGAACGCCGACAAAGCTTGCCGCAGAGCTTCAGGATCACGTTTATCTATTGCCTGAAAAATATCTTCAGCAGCTGCCATCTGACCTTCTTTGTCGCCTTCATCGCCCTCGTCACCATCGTTGTACATGTCATCTTTAGGCGCTGGTTTGGCCTTAGCAACGATCATGGCAGCAATGGGGTTTTTCTTATCGGCCATGGTACACCTCAGCTAACAGACGAGTTGCGGAGAACGAGGCGAACAAGGACCTTTGCACCCGAAGCGAAATCAGCAGCCGAGCCGTCCGTGTGGTTATAACCTTGGACCACAACCGTAGGGGTAGCATTGCTAACAGCTTCGGACTTAATACGGCCAACAACTGCCACAGTCGTAGGATCAGAGTCCGTATCATCCAAAACCATGACGCCGGCGTCGAGAAGAGCGTTATAGGAATCCGACAAAGCAATAGTGTATTGCCCTGCAGTAGACTCCTTAGTCACTGAATCGATACCCTTACCCGACGATGCTGTGACCGCACCGGACGAGCCGACAGTGATAGAGCAGAAGAGTTCTTTTACTTCTACTTCTAGCGTACCGCCGTGGGGAAGAAAGCCACGATCTGCCATTTTAAAACCTTTTTTATAAAATAAGAGGCCGTCCTTAGCCCGCTTATTTTAAGTATGTGAATTAATAGATCAAAACACCGTTGTCACGGGGGCTAACGCAACCGAAGTTGAAGTAGCCACCGACACGAACTTCATGTGCATCCGCCGTGCTTTCACGCAGCATCTTATTGCCGTCTTGATCAAGGAGCATGATCGGCTCTTTGAGGCTGTAGAGCGCTAGAGTGTCCATCGTCAGCATGTACTGAAGGTTAGCCGGGCAGTCCGCATCCGGAAGAACCGTGATCGCACGTTTCGGACCAGACACTTCGATACCGCGGAAAGCAATGCCAGCGACTTCCACGTCCTTGTACCGAACCTTGGCACCGAGGGTCTTCTCAAGCGATGCATAACGACCGAAGTTCGTCATGACGGTATCCGGGTTGGCACCTTCACGACCCATGCGACGGGCAGCATCAACGAGGGCTTCATCTGCAGGCTTACCGGTAGACGTGATACGCACGCCAGCAAGACGGGTAGCATCAACCGAACGGTCAACACTGAAGAAGCTGTCACCAGACGTCGGTGCAGTAGACGGGATCCAGGCGGCCAACCCCGAGAGTTTAGCGCCGCGGTCACCAGAAACGAAGATGTAGTCGTTAGCCGCGATCGTCTTCGAAGAGGTAATGTCCTCATTCGTCGCGAACGAACCAGCATCACGGTCAACCGACTTAACGGTCAACGTAGTGTTGGTACCATCATAATTACGTTGCGAACCGCCCGAAGCAGCCGACCAGACCACGAGGGTTTGGCCAACTTCGATCTTGCTGATGTCTTCAACGTTCGTGAGGGTAATACTGTTGGCGGTGTTGTCGCTGGAGGCAACCTGGCCAAGAGCACCCGAGCCGTCGCCGTAGAGTGACCAGCTGATCGAACGACGCATAGAATCAAGCGCACCGTCGATTTCGGCGGTTGCCAGACGGAGGAAAGCGCCAGCGTCGTTTTCAGACGCAAGGATAGCTTCCGTAGAGATCGAGGCCAGCGAATAGTCCCGAACGCGCGTCAGAGAAAACGTCTTGTAGTTCGACTCTTTCTTTTGGTTCTGAGCATTCGTGAACGTGGCCGAACGACCTTGGGGGTTGGTAACGCGCATCGGCAGCGGATAGCTAGAACCGAAGAAATCCTTAACCTTGTCGAGCATCGCGTAAAGCGGCGCATCTTTATAGGTCAGCGAAGTAACGCGTTGGTTGGAATAGTACGTTTTAAGTACGGCGGCTGCCGTCGAAGTATCAAGCACCATATATTTTTAAAACCCTGATTTAAAGAAATTTAAGTTGTTTTGCTAAAATCTTTAGCGCGTCTTTTTTAGGCAGTTTGTCGATGTCGATTGTTGCTTCACCGGCTGATGCCATGTCAGCGGTCAACGTAGTCGGCACTGCTGCAGAAGAAGACGTAGGGTTTTTCGGTGCTTGTTGCGAAGATGAAGAAGCGGTCTTAGGGGGGATAGAGGCGGGGGCTTTGAACCGTTCTTTGACTTTTTTCGTGTCTAGTAGCTTAGATACAAGTTCTTCTTCGTAATATTCTTCCACACGGTCACATGCTGCCTCGTAAGACAACATTTCACCATGCGTCGTGTACCATTCAACCATAGTATCACGTACTAAGTCAACAGCGTTGTCACCCATTTTATTAAGATATTCATAACGATCATTGGACGATGTTATAAGATGTTTAATAGACGTGTTAACAGTATTTAGGTTGGATTGTTGGTCACGTTGGGTAAGTTCCTGTTCCCACTTAGCTAAACGCTGTTCAACCTCGTCTAGCTTAGAAAGCTTCTGTTGAATCGGCTGAAGCTTTTGGTCAACAGGATCAGGTTCTTTAGGCTGATAGCCGCCAAGCATGTCCGCCGTGGCATCTTCGTACTTAAAACCGGCTGCTTTAAGGATATCGAGGGGGCGCTTACCTTCAGTGATAGCCTTGGTTTTAGCCTCTGCCTCTTCCAACTGCTTTTGCAGACGCTGTTCCATCTGCTTAATACGGTCTTCAGCTGCTTTGAGATCTGCCTGAGCTTTATGTTCACGGTCCCTGAGCTGTTTCTCACGCTTTGACAAAGCGGCGAACTTGGCGGATACAGGATCTTTTTTCTCTTCGGGGGCGGACTCAGCAGCAGCCTCTTCCTTCATCTGCTCTTTGACGGCTTCCGCAGTTTCACCCGTAGGCTCTGCATTCTCGGACGGTACTTCAGGCGTCGCAGGTTCTGGCGTAGGCGGCGGGGTTTCTTGGACCGGGGCGGTTGGTGCAGGCTTAGTAAGTTGAGACGACATCATCGATTTCCCAGCAAATTTCTGGGCTACCTCTTCGATAGAAGGCATGACATTCTCGGTGGTCATTTATAAAACCCCCGAACTACGTACCTAATGTCAAATTCACGATGGCTCACACACCACTTAAACCGCTTAACCAACAGTCTTAGTTCAGCCCACCCGAGTACAAACGGGTTCGAACTCCTGATAGGCACACCGGCAAAACGTTGCGCAATTTCTTCCTTGGACGGCATACGCTCATAAAGAACGCCACAGCCGTGGATCGACTCTTGATCTGACATTTAATTTTCCTAATGAAGTTACTAATTAAGCGGCGTTAGGTTGGGGAGAAGGCGCCGCACCTTGAGGAGGCATAAGGGGTTGAGGGGGTTGAGGTTGCGAGGCTTGGGACTTGGACAGCATAGCGTCAGCCGTTGAAATCCACCGGCGGATGTTATCCAGCGATGCTTCCGACACCTTTTGACGTTTTGCGCGTAGGTAGGCGGACTGCATGAATGGCAACGCTTCAACCAGATTCTGGTAAGGCTCAGGAGGCGAATATTCGCCGTCAACAAGTTCTTCCAGCGTGGCGAGCATATCTTCCACAGCGGCGTTCTTGATCGACAGGTAGCCTTCGAGGTCCGGAAAATCTAGAAGTTCGGCACCGAACGAGGCTGGGATCATGCCGCTGGTAATAAGCTCTTGAACAAATTGCAAACGACCGGCCGGCTCATGAGGCAGCATCGACGTCGGAAACATTTGCATGATGTAAGCGTTCTTATCGGCAGGTGCGACCTTAGACCACTGGATAGATTCCACGAACGATTTAGATTGCGCCACAACTTCGAAATCGCCGCCGGCTTCACTGATATCGTTTGCCAGGTCAACGTAGATGCGCGCTGTCTCTAGATAGGTGGCTTCGTAATCTTGAGAGACCAAAGCGAACCGCTCAGACTCGATATCGTCGTACTCTCGCAGCGCCCTACCCGATTCCAAACCGGCAGGCTTTTTAGACGATGCTGAAAGTTGGCTGATACCGGCTTCTTCATAGGCGGACTGAATTAGGAAGCGCAGGTGCTGGAAGTATTCTTCATGGACTGTTTGCGGAGTGTAATAGATGGGCGCTTTACCCATGTAGTAGATAATGGAGCCGATATCATTATTTACGTGTTCTTTTGAGACCTTAGAGCCGTATTCCAAAAACACTTTGAAGGCAGACCCAAGGTGGAATGACCTCTGAATCGTCCTGAGCATTTTATTGATTTCAAGCTGCAACGACGTTAGGCGATCTGCAAGAGATTGTCCCCAGAACCCGATAACCGGCTTAGACCACCGGAAGAACGTGAATGGGAAGTAGTCCTTTGTATATTCTTCTTCGACAAGGGTTGCGCCGCCGACGACGATGGTATGTTTACCGTCCTTAGCTTTAGGGCCGGACGGAAGATGCCATGCCTCAATTACAACAACGAAATCGTCAATTTCATCCTGCGTATGGACCGAAACCTC